CTTGGTCTGTTAGATTCATTAGCTATAGTATTAAATAAATTTCTACCAATATTGCTATAGGGTAAAGTTGATATTCCTGTAAGAACTCCTGCTGTACCGTCAATCATTCCTGCTCCCCCACCTAAAAATAATGAAGTTAATCCTCTACCAGTTGTTCCAGAATCAGGAACTTTAGTACCTAAAACAGAAATTCCTTCATCTGAAAATTGTGATAAAGGTAAATCTCCACTAGAATATAATCTTTTTCTCATGCTTTTGTCTCCAGTTTTTACAGCACCAGCTAACGCTTCTGGAGTGAATGTAGCATCTAACCCTCTAGCTTTAGCCATAGCAGTTTCAACTGTTGCAAACCCACCAAATGCTTTATTAGTATCTCTCATTTGTTTTGCAAGTTTTGGATTTTGTCTTTGTAAGTTTGTTTCTAATACTCTAAAAGTATCTTGTAGTGCTTCAAAGTATGCTTGTTCTGAACCTGTTGATTTAGCATATCTACCCATTTTCTTTTTAATGTCTTGTTGTAATCTTTGAATTTGCTTTCCGTTCATAGGTTTAGATGTTTTATCTATTACATCATCAACCACAGTACGAAGTAATTTTATTTGTTTATCATCTAAATCGTTTCCATATTTTCCAACCACTTTATTAAAACTTACACCAATACCTGGCTTTGGTGTAAAAGTCATTTTTTCTGCTATTTCATCATAAGATTTTGTAATAATTTTACGACCTTCTGTAATAATATTTCTACCAGTAGCTTCTTTAGGTATTTTTACTCCTAATGGCTCTAATGCTTTATTCACAGCAGCTTTATTAAATTCTTTAAATGACTCTCCTCTTGACCCTTTAATTAAATTTCCTATTAGCGGTATGCTTGTTGCAGATTGTTCTAATGTTTCTGTTGTTCCACCAAATGCTTGACCTGGAGTTAATTTAATTCCTTTTTCTTGTAACTCTTTAGCTCCTGATTGTAATTTTGGAGAAATAGCTCTACCGACACCACCTAAAATACCAGAAGTGCCACCACCAATAAGTGAATTTTCAAAAACATCTCTTGGAATATCTGATGTTTCTTCTGCAACACCAGCTCCATACAAACCTCCATAACCTGAACCTTGAATAATGTTTTTACCAATAGTAGCATGCCACCAGCAATTTTTGTACCTAATGATAATTCAGGATTTTCTTCAGCAAAATCTTTTTGTTTTTGTCTTAACTCATCTCTTAACTTTTTGTATTCTTCTCCACCAATTTTACCTGTTGTCGCTAATGTTCTTAATCCAGCTTCAATTTCATCAGCATATTCAAATAAAGCTCCACCAGCAAATGACCTTGCTGTTTCAGCAGTTTTATTATATTTTGGTTCTTTTTGAGTAACATTAATAGGATCTAATAAATATTCAGCAATTTTTTTAGCTTCTTTTTTATTACCTTTTTTTTCAGCATTTTTCATTGCTTTAATTAATTGTTCTTGTTCCATGTATATCCTTTAAAGATTATTTAGTATGCTTTGATAAGTTTCATCATCCATCTTTGCTGGTTTAGGAAATTTTTTAATTAATTCTTCCCTATTTTCACTTTTAACTGTATCAACAGAAGTTTCTGGGAGAACATCTAAAAAATCTTGAATTGTAATAGGTTTGTAATCAAAACCAGACAAAGTATTTCCATTCTTATAATAATACTCAACAGCTTCATTTTTTCTTTGTATAGCAATTTTCATTGTTGCTAACAACCTATTAACTCGTTTTAAATTTTCTTCTTCTGGTAAACTAGGGTTATAAGCTCTTTTAATCAATAACTCACCTTCTTCTTTTGCAAATTGAGCACCAAGTGTTTCTCTTAATCCTCTTTGAACCACACC